TCGCTGTCTCCCACCGACTTAAACGTCGGTCCGTAGTCTCCTTACGATCCTTCCTTGCTGATTAGAGTATTTAAATTCTGACACCCCCGAAGCTTGATGAGCCAGTTCTAGTCCGTAGTTAATTAATACGTTCCTCGCATTTGAGGACGGTTTATAATAATTAACCCGCCAATAAGAACCTTATTTCTCATCCCCTTCAGTTGCTTTAAAAGCCTATACGACACACGGTTTACCCTTGCGGGGTCCCGTTTTGATCTACGCGTCATATAGCAAACCGAATTTCTACCACAGGGTGAGAGTCAATTCTCTCGCGCCCCGTCGCTCCCACACCCTGATGTCCTACTCTAGTAACATCTCGACAGCTTGAACAAAAAAGTTAATCCGATCATAATATTCAGAATCGTAATCACCTAATTGTTCTACTTGAGCCTTGTCGAGACAGTCACCGAGTCCTGGACTTGTTCTGTGAAATTCCCCTACCACGTATCTGGTTTCTTCAAACTCAGTACGGATAGAGTCGAATCCTCGTTCCAAGTATCGTTGTGCGTGTCTTTCCCAAAGACTAACGCCACCAGCTCTATTGAACTTAGTAAACAAAGGTCTAAAATCATCTACCCCAGGGTCACTCTTCGTGATCTTCCAAGGCGCCATACTTTTTGGCTGCGATGATATACCATGCTGTGTCCGCTTTTCCTTCTCGTTATATAAGAAATACGAGAAAGCGTCCCACACTGGTTCGACTTCGTCTCTAAGTCCTAAGCCTGCTGGTCCATTACCAACAGATACATAGGATTCGACTATACGGTCCCAGTTCCAAAGAAGGATTTCTTCCTTGAACCGTTCAATAACCTCCGCGCGACGTTCCATATGCTTATCGGATCGATAATCCTGATCGATCATCCAATCAGATCTCGTCTTCTCGACTTGAGATCTGATACGAAGAATAGACTTTTCTTCTTCGTCATCGTTTTTAAGCATTGAACCGGAACCACCTTTCGAGACTCCAGTACACCATCCTATATTCAAATAAGGAACTTTTTGAACATCAGAAAGACCACTCTTATTGTTGGTTGTACTGAAATAAGTCGAATTGATCATTGCGAATTCGGAAGAAACATAGTTCTTCCCAACAGACTTTTCAAACCCTACCCTTCGGATAAGGCCCTCCCACGTTCGGAGAAGACTCTTGTTTGTTTTAAACAAGATATCGTCTCCATTAACTAAAACGGGGAGTTCCGCGATTTTGAATCTTTGTCCAGTTTCGGCTTCCAATGAAGCTCGATATACTGCCAAATTAATGATACAGAGAATCGGGAATGAAAAGACGCAACCCATCAATTGACCATTGGTCATCTTAAAAGGTTCTGGGACATCATCTAACTTGATCGAGCTGAAATCTATAGTCGTATCTTGTAAACCTCTAGTGAGAACTGCTTTCGTCATGGGATCATTTGATATAGCATCAATGACCGCACGAGTAGCATCGGTATTCAAATTATCAGTAGCCGCAGAGTAATCTCCACTGACCCAATATTTGAACTTCCCACCTAGAGTAAACAAAGATCGTCTTTCTAGCTCGCGTAAATCTTCCGATTGGACAGATTTTCCTGTAAGGGAGAATTGGTCGAATCTCTGAAGTCCTTTCCATAGGATCTTCTGAAGATTTCCAAATACTCCGTTAGATAAGATGTCTCCTGCAGAGATCATGCGCACCTTGAACGGTTCAAAGATCGGCTTCGCCTTAGCAGCGCCGCCTCTTCTACTCGATGTTAACACCGAGAATCTTTGAACTGAGTTATAGACTCTATCTGGTAACCAATCAGGCCATCTAAGCTCTTTAGCCTTGGCATTGGTTGGATCCCAATACATACTACACAATTGATCGGGTAATAAGTATCGATGTAACGATAGCCCTTGATCTATGTCACGTATCATATGCAATACGCCACCTTCAGACCTAGTTCTTTCGCAACTCGCGTGGTCCGAAACGCCAACCCATGCCTGTGCATGTTGATAGCTTTCGTACGAAACCCCACGTGGGTAGATCTCTCTCGTTGTTCGACTAACCTCATCTAGAAGACAATTAGGAGTCACGTTGACCTTCGTCAATCGCTTCTTCATTGCTTCCAGATTCTTCCTAAGGTGAAAGGAACCCATTTGTGGCATTCCTTTCTTAACCCCTTGAAGAACGGTATTTCGAAACTCACGATTTTTCATAGAACGCCCAAACAAGCGTGCATGGAAAAATCTTCCGAGAGACCCGAGTATGACGAGTCCATCGTTATGGCGGATCCATCCTGGTCTTTCAGGAAGTTCCAATTGTTTCTCTGCTTTAGCAAACAGATAAGACAATTGATACTTCAAGAAAGGGATGAACTCCTGTTCCTCTCCGCACATTGGAACGTACCATAACGCCGTATCCAGCAATTGAGTAAGATTTTCTTCGTAAGATAAACCAAACATGCTGTGAACGGGAGACCAAAGTGTAAGAACTACTTTGGCCGCGGTCGTTAGTGACCCTAACAAGTCACTAACGATCAGGGGGATTGGATCCACATCCAAATCCTGCATCGCGTAGACGCGATGCATGTGACCAGCCAACCAACGAAATGGTAAAGATACTGTCGTCGAGAACTTTGTTCGTATCGAGACATTACCACCTTCGTTGATTCTAGGGGCTGGGGAGATCTCCTGCTCTTTCCCTAAGAGTAGGACGTCTTCTACCAAGCGACGTTTAAGTGCTTCAACAAAACCTGTTAACCTTGTTTCGGTCTTTTTAGATTCGGGCATTGATAGCAAGTGATGTGAGTACAAGATCG